TGACGGTCGAGGCAACCCCGCGCAAGGCCATGACGAAGGCCCGCCGCCTGCGCTTGTACCTCGCCTGCAATGGCCGGTGTGTCTGCGGCGTCAAAGTCCCGATGGCGGGAACGGTCATTGATCACCGCATCCCGCTCTGGATGGGCGGCGCCGACGATGATGCGAACCTGCGCTTTCTTTGCCCCGCCTGCGACAAGCCCAAGACCGCGAAGGACAAGGGCGACATTGGCAAGGTCAAGCGCCTGATTGCCCGCGAAGACGGAACCCGCCGCCCTCGCAAGGCCATCCAGTCCAAGGGCTTCGACAAGACCAAGACCCGCCGCTTTGACGGCTCCGTCGTTACGCGCGGGGAGGTTTGGTCGTGAGGGTTGACCGCGAAAAGCGCCGCCGCGTGTTTTACGCCGAACACGACGCCATCCTGATTGAGCAGTACGCCAACGCGACGCTTGATATGATCGCGGCATGGTCGGAGGCGTGGGACGTGTCCCGCGACGCGATCCGCAACCGGGCTCTGGTTCTCGGCGTCCGCCGTAGCGAGGTGGCTAGGGCCAACGCCCAAGCGCAGGCTCAGCATGACCGCAACGGTTCCGTTGTCGCGTGGGAGCCGCCCGCCCCGGATCGCGACGAAGAGTACGTCGCCGCCTGCATCGCTGAAGGCGGGTTCCCCGTCGTGGTGTGGATCAACGGCCAGCCGCGCACCGTCTATCGGTCGGAGTGGGCGGCATGATCGACGAGAATTTCACCTACACTTTCGGGGTGGGCTGGCAACCGGCGCCAGTCAAGCGGATGGCCGACATCGCCGCCGAGGTCGCGCAGGCCAACGGCCTTACCCTGGCCGAACTTAAAAGCCGCAACCGAGCGCAGCGCATCGCGTGGCCGCGCCAAGAGGCGATGGCCAAGATCCAGCAAACTGGCCGCTACACGCTGACGCAGATCGCCCGGTATTTCGGCCTGGATCACACCACGGTCCTCTATGGCGTCCGCCAATACGAAGCGCGTGCTTCTGGCGTGAAGATCGTTCGGCAGGTGGCCGCATGAAGATCGTCGGAAACGCCATCGCTGACGCCGTGCTGGCCGCGAACACCGACGAGGACCGCCGCAACGTGGCCTGTGCCTACGTCGCCTATGGGCTCGGCGTTTTGGCAGCAATCGACGGCGGCAAGGCCGCGGCTGAGGTCGCTTACAGGCTCGCTGACGCGCTGGTCGCGAGGCGCAACGAAATTGAACCCCATGACCAGTGAAACCATGACTGACATCATCATCGACCCCGATTTCCGCAAGTATATTCCGGCTCTGTCCGGCGAGGAGCTGGCGCAGCTAGAGGCGAACCTTGTCGAGGACGGTTGCCGCGATCCGTTGACCCTCTGGGGCCGGGTGATCATCGACGGGCACAATCGGTTCGACATCTGCACGCGGCTCGGCATTCCATTCCAGACGGTCCAGAAGCAGTTTCCGACCCGCGAGGCCGCGCTAGACTGGATGGACTGCCACCAGCTTGGCAGGCGCAACCTGACGCCCGATGCGCGCAAGCTGCTGTTGGGGCGCCGGTATAACCGGCTGAAGGGCGAAGTCGGTGCGCCCGAGGGCAACCAGAACCGAGCCATTCAAAGTGGACAAAATGTCCACATTGAACCGGAACGCACCGCCGAGCGGCTGGCCTCCGATCACGGAGTAACCGAAAGGACCGTCCGCCGTGCCGGTGACTTTGCCAAGGAAGTTGAGGCCGATCCCGAGCTTCAGGCCGCTATCGAAACCGGGAAGCCTATCGCCGCCGTCAAGCGCGAGCGGGCGACGCAGGAGGCCTGGACAGCCCCCACGGCGCCGCCCGAACCCGTGGACCCCGTCCGTCGCCAGATCGCCAAGATGAACACCGAGGCCATGATCGACGAGATCATTGGCCTGCGCGCCGACCTGGCGGACCAAAAGGTCAGGGCGGCTCGCTACAAGTCCGAACGTGACGACATGGCCGCCAAGCTGGCCGAGGCTCTGGTCGGCGATCAGGGCAAGACCATCGGCAATCTGCAAGGCCAGCTTCGCGCCGCCAAGTTCGCCAGAGACGAGGCGATGGCCGCGACCAAGCGGATGGAAAACCGGCTGAAGAAGGCCGAGGCGCGGACAAAAGAACTGGAGAACATGGAGGTCAGCTTCGGATGACCATCCTGTCCCGCATTCAAGCCAACGGCGGCGCCATCGTTCGTGATGAGTGGCGCTTTAGCCTCCGTCGTGGACGGCTGACGAGCGAAGCCCTGACTTGGATACGGGCACGCTGGAACGAAGCCTGCCTTGAAGTGTGGCCCTTGCTCGACACGTTCGAAGAGCGCGCCGCAATCATGGAATACGATGGCGGCATGTCTCGCGAAGACGCCGAGCGCGCCGCTTATGCGGAGGTCGCCGGATGCTGACGCTCACCGACGCCAAACAGATCGTTTTGCGCGACTATCAGGCGAACGCTATCGACGCGCTTCGCCAGAAGATCCGCAGCGGAAGCCGTCGCTTGATCCTGTGCGCCGGGACCGGGGCGGGCAAGACGCTTACCTCGGCGAGCCTGCTGCGGGAGGCCGACCGCAAGGGCAGCTTCGCCCTTTTTATCGTGGATCGCGTGGCCCTGGTCGAACAGACCAGCGAAGTGTTCAGCGAATACGGCATCCGCCACGGGGTCATTCAAGGCATTCACCGCCGCTGGTCGCCGCGCGAGAACATTCAGGTTTGCTCTGCCCAGACGCTCGCCCGGCGCGGCTTGCTTCGCGACCCCGACCTGATCGTCGTGGACGAGGCCCATTGCCAGTACAAGGCCACGCTCGACCTGATGGCCCGCTTCCCGAACGCGGTGAAGATCGGCCTGACTGCGACCCCGTTCACGAAAGGGATGGGCCAGCATTGGGACGATATGGTCAACGTCATCCCGACCCGCCGCCTGATCGACGACGGCTATCTGATCGAGCCTAAAATCTACGTGGCGAAAAGCCCCGGCGATGATGAGTTCGGGCGCAACAGCTTCGGCGAGTTCAGCGACGAAAGCGCCGCTTCAGCCGGGATCAAGATCGTCGGCGATGTCGTTCAGGAGTGGATCGGCAAGACCCACGAACACTTCGGCGGCCCGGCCAAAACCATCGTGTTCAGCCCGACCGTTGAGCATGGCCGCGAGCTGTGCGCCGCCTTCAATGCCGCCGGCTATAACTTCCAGCAGATCAGCTATCTCGACCGCGACGACGATGAGCGGATGGCCAAGATCGGCGAGTTCCGCAGGCCCGACAGCATCATCCACGGCCTCGTTTCGTGCGGCGTGCTGACTAAGGGCTTTGACGTTCCCGACGTCCTGATCGGCATCTCCTGCAAGCCCTACCGCAAGAGCCTTTCCAGCCACATGCAGGAAATCGGGCGCGTTATGCGGCCCATCCCCGGCGAGGAAAAGCGCGCCCTTTGGCTGGATCACTCCGGCAACATCGAACGCTTTGCCCTGGATATGTATGACGTCTGGGAGAACGGCGCCGGGGAACTGGACAAGGCCGAGAAGCGCGACAGCATCGCCCGCGAGCGCAATCAGCAGGTCCGGGAAAAGGTCGTGTGTCCCGAGTGTTCGGGAGCCCTTCGCGGCAATACCTGCATGTCTTGCGGATGGGAGCGCCCGGCGCGGTCCAACATTCACGCGGTCGAGGGCGAGCTTCGGGAGTTCGACCCCACTGGGCTGGGCATGACGCCGCGAGCCGGGCTGCGCGCTGAGTGCCTTAAAGACCCTCGGGGCGTCTACAGCGCCTGCGTCTACTACGCGATAGCCAACAGCCGCGAAGGTGACTGCGACAAGGCCCGCAAGAGGGCGTTCGCCATGTGGTGCGGCATCTATCCGGGCGAGCGGGCTAAACCCGGCTGGTTCGGGATGCGGACAGGCGCCCCGAGCGCGGACGCGCTGGCCCTGGTCGAGCGCGAGGTCGCCCGGTTCCGAAAGACCAGCCGGATGCGGAGGGCCGCGTGAGTTTTGCCAGCCTCACCGACGCTTTGCGCGAAGCCTGCGGGGCCGTGGGCATTGATCCGCCCAAGCGCCGCCTTGTGCCCGGCCAGTGGGTTCGCACCGACACCAAGGGCCGCAACGGCAAGGATGACGCCGCCGTCCTGATCTTTGACGACGAGCGCGGCGGCATGGTCTGGAACCACCAAACCGGCGTCAGTCAGCGGTTCACCATGAACGGGGCAGGCGAACATCGCGTGGACCCCGAGGCCGAGCGCCGCCGCAAGCTGCGGGACGCCGAGAACCACGCTCAACAGCAGTTAGTCGAGCGGATCTGCGCCGACATCGTGCGCGACTGCGACCAAGGCAAGCATCCTTATCTGGACCGCAAGGGGTTTCCCGAACAGATCGGCCTGATCTGTGAAGATCCGACGCGTCATTTTCCCGCCGGTCGCTTCGGCGAGGCGCTAGCGAACGCGCTTCCGGGCAAAGGGCCGCTTTTGGTTATCCCTGGTCGCGTCGGCCAGAAGATCACCACCGTTCAATTCATCACCCCGGACGGGGCGAAGAAAAACATCCTGCGCGGCCACATGACCGGCGCGTCCTACAGGATCGCCACAGGGGCGCAGACGTGGGTCTGTGAGGGCATCGCCACCGCGTTGAGCGTCAGGGCCGCCCTGCGGCTTCTGGGGGTCTCCGCAACGGTCCTGAGCGCCTTTAGCGCCTCGAATGTCGAGAAGGTCGCCGCCGCTATCCCCGGCGCCCTGATCGCCGCCGACCACGACGGCCCGAACGAGCATCTGGAAGGCAAGGGCGCGGGTGAGTTTTACGCCCGCCGGTCGGGTCGCAAGTGGACCCAGCCCCCGGCGCTAGGGGACTTTAACGACATGCACCAAGCCGATGGCCTGCGGGCTGTCGCCCTTCACTTACGGGAGGCGCTGGGATGAACGAAAGACCCCGCGCTTTCGAGTTACGCGGGGCCGGTCTGACGGACGGATTCAAGACAGTGGCGTCAGACATTGGAAGCCTACCACGGGGCGGAACCCCAGGCGAAGCGCAGTCCGAAAGAGAGAAGCGCGGTTCCCGGCACAGTGACGTTGGTGTCGAAAGTAGCTCTCAACGATCCGGGGAAGTCACTCCCACGGCTCGGCCCAAGGCGGCGGCTCGGCTCGGCCAGCAAGATCGCGAGGGTATGGGACCGGCTCTGGCGCTGAAAAGCGTCGGGGCTGGTCGTCCTATGCCCGGACAGCAACTCTCTCAACCAGCAACCACAAGAACAGAACAGTGAAGGTTAAGAACAGTGAAGCGCCCCGAACGTAGAAACGCTAACGATGGAGATCGGCGAATGACCCCTCCTACCCCGGCTATCGTTCAACGCATTTCTGAAGCTCTAGACACAGAGATCATCAACCAGCGCCGGGGCGTAACGACCCGCCCCTTCGACGCCTGCCTTGATCTAGATGCCGAGCGCCTAGCCCTAGCGGCCATAGAGGCCATTGCAGGCCATATGCGTGAGCAGGGCTTTGTCCACCCGTCCAACTGGCTGAGGAGCCTTCTTCGATGACCCGCACCCCCCGCCGCAAGAAAACAGACACCGCCGAGGCCCTGGCCGACCGCGAAGCCCGCAAGGCCCAGATCATCGCCCTGAAGGCCCAAGGTGTCCGCGTCGTGCATGACAGCGAATACCGCATCATCGCAGCGCACCGGCTGGACGTGTTTAGCCTGCTGCACTCCCGCAAGGGCGCCGAGGGCAAGGCCGCGCTCACCGATCAACAGCTTCAGGCCGCGCGCCGGCTCGAAATCCTGATCGCCATCGCCTACGGCCACGAACGCCCCGAACTGACAATGGACCGGGTGGACAAGGCCACCGCCACCGCATCCGAACAGATCACGCAGGCGATGATCGACGCGTCCCGGCTGTTGCAGATCGTCCTGAGCAAGTGCGGGCGCCGTGATGCCGAGCTGCTGTGTGCGCTCATGTCGGGGACCAACGCCCGGCTTGGCTCTGGCTGGCGGGACACGGTGGAGCGGATCACCGACGAAAGCCGCAAGGAAGCGCAAGCGGCGGTTATCCGGGCGGCGTGTCAGAATCTCGTGCTGGCATGGCAGGCGCTGGACTATGCAGCGCGGGAACGGAAGGCGAGGGCGGCTTGACGCTACCCCTTGCGCCGACGCACCGAATATGGGACACATTTGGTATCCGGGGTCTTGCGCCTGTAGCGCGCCCCGTTGAGTTCAGCGCCAACGCGCACCACCATCGCCCGACCCAGTACCGATCATCACGACAACGCATCTGCACCTTGGCGGTCAGCGGCGGGCGACACCCCATCAACACCCGACCATGTACTGAGGCGCGCCGATGGCTGGCTCGGGTAGCAAATGGGGCGACAAGGGCGGAACACCCCGCCTGCGAGGCCGAAGGGCTGTTGAACAGCGTAAGCGGCGATTGGCTTTTGAACCGCTCTGCCGAGACTGCAAGGCCAAGGGCTTCATTCGAGCCGCTGAGGTTATCGACCACATCGTTCCGCTCGCGCTGGGTGGGTCGGACGAAGACGCCAACACCAGGGCGCTTTGTCAGCCCTGCCACATGGTCAGAACTAGAGAACAATTTGGGTTGAGAGAAGTCAGGGCCATTGGCCTTGATGGCTGGCCCGCCGACTAAGTTTCGGCCCGACGAGGCGTCTCACCGCCAGCGCCGGGCCTAACCACCCGAACATCCGAGGTTCGATATGGCTGGGTCCGATATAGGGCCGAACGGCCTGTGCGCGCAATGCGGCAAGGCTGTACCGCAAACGCCCGGACCCGGAAGACCAAAGAAATACTGCTCAGCGCAATGTGCCAAGCGGGCGGCGCTGAATCTAGCGTCGAGCGCGAAGCGGGCAAAAACGTTGGCTGAAAGGCCAGCGGTTAGCCATTGCCAACGGTGCGCGACGCCGATGCCTGTCGGAAGGCGCGGGAAGGTTCCCCTTGCGTGTTCGGCGTGCCGTTTCGCACTTTATCGCGAAGCCCAAGGCGAGGAGCTTAGGGCACGCGCCCGAGAAAGGCAGTTGGCGCGGGAGCGGGCCTCCGGCGTCGTGCCGTTTGAGCAGTTCCAGCGCGAACGCACTAGAGCCTCTATAGAGAGGCGCACTTCAGTATGCGGGTCGTGTGGTGTCGGCTTTGTAGCAAAGCGCCTGGAGCGCCTTTCCTACTGCTCAAGGCAATGTGCCGGTGAGGCTAAGAAAACCAGACCGCCTGCCCATAGCAGGGTTTGGTTCCCGACCTGTCGAGAGTGTGACCGGGTATTTGCCACGCGCCTAGAGGCGGTGCGGGTTTGTTCAAACGAGTGCAAAGCGGCAGAGGCAAGGCGAAGCGCCCGCATTCGAGCTGCCGCATCCGTCGTTCCGCTAAAGCTGCGGTGTCCAGAGTGCGACAGCGAGTTTGTGCGGACGTATGGCGACAAGGGACGAGCGTTCTGTTCGCAGCCGTGCTCAAAGCGCCATAGTGCAAGAGCGAGCCGAAAGAAACGCAAATGGGTCGAGCGAGCGGCCCGCGTCGAGACGGTCAACCCGTTTAAGGTGTTTAAGCGCGACGGCTGGCGCTGCCAGTGCTGCCGGAAACCAACGCCTAGAGACAAGCGCGGAACCTATCACCCGCGCGCGCCGGAGCTAGATCACATCGTCCCCGTTTCTAAGGGCGGCGAGCATAGTTACCGCAACACACAGTTACTCTGTCGGGCGTGCAACGGGGCGAAGTCAGACACGGACGGCGGACAGCAGATGAGGCTGTTCGGGTGAGTACCCCGTGGGGGTATCGACATCGCTGAAAGTATAGTTTTTGGAAAC